TCCAGGTCACCGCCACGGTGGCCGCCGGCGGCATCGTCAACGGCAGCGACCAGGAGGACGACGACAGCCTGCGCGCGCGCCTGCTGGCCCGCATCCAGGAGCCGCCGCACGGCGGCGCGGACTTCGACTACGTGAACTGGGCGCTCGAGGTCCCGGGTGTCACCCGGGCCTGGGTCTACCCGCACGAGATGGGTCTCGGCACCGTGACGGTGCGGTTCGTGCGCGATGACGACGAGAACCCGATCCCGGACGCCGGCGAGGTCCAGTCCGTCCAGGACTACATCGACGCGCTGCGCCCGGTGACCGCCGATGTGTACGTGGTCGCGCCGATCGCTGTGCCGCTGAACATGACCATCAAGATCGAGCCGAACACCGACGCGGTGAAGGCGGCGGTTGAGGCCGAGATCCGCGACCTGCTGCGCCGCGAGGCCGTGCCCGGCGGCACCATCCTGATCAGCCACCTGCGCGAGGCCGTGAGTACCGCGGCCGGCGAGTACGACCACGTGATCGTCTCGCCGACCGGAAACGTCGTGCACGGCACCGGCGAGATCGCGGTCCCCGGCACGATCACCTGGCAGCCCATTCCCTGACGTATGGCGTACACGGCAGACCAGTACCGGGAACAGCTCAAGGCGCTGCTGCCGCCTGGCCGCGCGTTCCCGCGCGAGCGCGGCACCACGCTGGACGCCCTGCTCGACGCCATGGCGCAGGAGCTGGCGCGCCTGGACGCGCGCGCCGACCGCCTCACGACCGAGGCGGTGCCCAATACCGCCGCCGAACTGCTGCCCGACTGGGAGCGCGTGGCCGGCCTGCCGGACAGCTGCTCTGACACGCTGGCCGAGACCCAGCAGGGCCGTCGCAACGACCTGGTCTCGAAGCTGGTGAGCCTCGGCGGCCAGTCGGTGGCATACTTCATCGAGCTGGCCGCGTCCCTCGGCTACGAGGTCACCATCGAGGAGTTCCGCCCGTTCAAGGCCGGGCTCTCTCTGGCCGGCGACTCCCTCACAAACGGGGAATGGGTGTTCACGTGGCGCGTGCGCGCGCCGGCGGTGACGGTGATGCGATTCCGCGCAGGCCAGGGCGCCGCAGGAGAGCCGCTGGCCACGTGGGGCAACGAGAAGCTGGAATGCCGGATCAGGAAGTACAAGCCGGCGCACACGCACGTGATCTTCGCCTATGGCGGTGGCGAGGAGGTGCTGCTCCTGCCCGATGAGACCGCCTTCCTGCTGCCCGACGGGCTCGGGCTGTTCGTGGAGTAACCCATGGCCGCTATCGAAGCTGGCAAGAAGNTGTCTGAATTCGACTACGTAACCAACCCGACGGGCTGCGATCTGTACGCCGAGCAGGCCAGCCAGCCCCGCAGGATCAGGACCGGGGAGGCGAACGGCCTGGCCATCCTGGACGCGAACGGGAAGCTGCCGGAATCCGTGGTAGGGTTCATGCAGGCGGGTTCCGGCGCGGTCGAGCGCACCGTGCAGGACAAGCTGCGGGAGCGCATCCATGTCGCCGATTTCGGGGCGACTCCTACCGTCAGCAGCGACCAGTCCGGCGCGATCATGGCGGCCATCGCCGAAGCCCAGTCGCGGGGCGGTGCCGACATCTACTTCGACTCGGGCACCTACCGGATCGACAGTACCATCGAGATCACCGGGTCGAACATTCGCCTGATCGGCGCAGGCGGCTCGATCCACCACGATGGCGGCGTGCCGGATAACTACACCGCGCTCGCATACTATGGCCCGATCGCCGACGTGCCGATGGTGAAGATTTACACCCCGGCCGGCGTCGGCAACGCCAAGCGGTTCGGCTCCGGCCTGGTGAACATGGAACTCCAATGCCGCGCGCGGGCGGCCACCGGCCTTGAGGTCAGGAGCATCCACAGCGGCCGGTTCGTCAACGTGTACGTCCACGCCCCGACCCAGCAGGCGTACCTCATCACGAATTACGTGGCGGGCACCCTTGCCGAAGCGACCGACACGCAGAAGTGCCGGTTCGAGAACTGCACGTTCCGCCTGTTCGAGTCGCCTCCCGGTGCGCACGGGTTCGTGCTCACGTCGGATGCGCCGGGCGCGGCGGGCGCGAACACCTCCTTCAACGAGTTCCACTACTGCGGCGGCCAGGTCTCGGACGGCGACGGGTTCCGACTCGTGGATGCCGACAACAATATGTTTTTCAGCCCGGGGTGCATCGTGGTGGCGGGGGGCACCGGCTTGCGCATCATCGGCGCCGGCGCGAGCGACAGCAATCATTTCTTCAACCCGTCGTTCGGCGGGGCTGGCGGTATCAAGATCCAGGGCCAGGCGAGCGGCTATGCGTTCAACCTGACGCGCAATAGCTTCTACATGGCCGACAACATGAATGGCACGTTGTACCCGACCATCGACGACGGGTGCCGGTGCTATTACGTCTCCGACCTCGGCGTGCAGGAGATGGCCCGTTTCCGCAAAGCGCTGTTTTCCCGCAACATCTCGCACGCCACCACCGGCGAAATTCCGTCCTATGCGACGGCTATCTTGCGTGAGCCGGCGTCTGCGCCCAATCCGATTTTGGTATACGAGGACAACCAAACCGGTGTCGGTTACACCGCGCAGCAGGGGAAGACCCACATCATCGGATCGGAGGGCGGCTATAACTTGAAGGTCGGGGTGTCCTTCGCGTCCGGACCGATTGCGTCGGGCAATGTCGCACATGGTGTGTCCCAGACCGGCGAGCACACGTTCCCGATGATCGGCACCACGGCCGCGGCGGCGAATGCGCATCTTGACTCGGGGAGCGGCAACAAGCTGCTGCGGTCCACTTCGTCGATCCGATACAAGGACAATGTGACGGACTTCGACTTGTCCGAGGCATACCGGATCGTTAACAGCCTTCGCCCGGTGACATACACCTCCAAGGCGGAAGCGGACGACCCGACCAAGGTGTTCTACGGCGTCATCGCCGAAGAGGTCGATCGTGTGGCGCCACCGCTCGTGAACTACCTGGACGGCAAGCCTGACGGCATCCAGTACGACCGCATCGTCATTCCGCTGCTCGCGGTCATTGGCGACCTGTGTGACCGACTTGCCGCGCTGGAGAGCAAAGGCGGTTGAACATTGGCTACTGACCGAACGCCGCGCTGGACAGCGTCACGCAACTGAGCAGCTGACCTGATGCCACGCACCCATTCTCCCGAGGCCTATTCATCCGCGCTCGCGGCCCTCGGCCTCATCACGGACTCCACTTCCGCCTGACGGCGAGAGATACCAATCGAGGACAACAGTTATGCACCGCATCGATGGTGAAGGCGCAACCCCGGACGGCAAGTTCACCGAGGGCAACCCGAGCATCGGCCTGATCGCAACCGAGGTCACGGCCGACTGGCTGAATGCCGTGCAGGAGGAAATCCTCGCGGTCCTGGACGAGGCCGGCATCACGCCGCAGAAGGCGGACAACACCCAGCTCAAGCAGGCGATCATCGCGCTGATCACCGGCGGCGGCGTCGCGGTGACCGCGGCCGGCGTTACCATCGCTGACGCTGGCGACTACTTCATCGGCGGCGATGTCGAGGCCGCGCTGCAGCAGATCGCACAGAAGGTCTACCAGGGCGTGTTCAACGCCAACCAGGTGCGCAGGCAGGTCGTCAACGTGACCGGCGCGTCCGGCACGCAGGCCGGGCATGCCGAGAACATCGTGCAGGTCTCGAGCGCGTCGGGCGTCAACTACACGGTCAACCCTGACTCGGGCTACAACGCGCCGCTGGGCACCGCCATCGAGGTGGTGCAGGCCGGCGCCGGCAAGGTCAACTTCGTGGCCGGCCCCGGCGTGACGCTGCTGAAGCCTAACGCGTTCAACGCTGCCACCCTCGGCCAGCATGCCATCGCGGTCCTGGTGAAGACGGCCGCGAACACCTGGCGCCTGGGCGGCATGCTGGAGGCCGCGTCGTGATCCCGGGCCTCCTGCATGGGCGCGTGCTCGGTGGTGGCGGCGGGCCGACGCCTCCGCCGCCGTCCGGCATCATCGCATCGCCGGGCTACAGCTCCATCATGGCGGCGGCCTCTGGCCAGATCGCGGTGGAGGCGGTCGCCAGGTTCACGATCCGGCCCGATGGCGTCTGGGAGGCGTCCCCCGATGTCGGGACCGGCATCCCGCGTAGCGGCCTNTGGTACGACCCGCAGACGTCCGGCATCGGCGCTGGCTACGAGGTCAGGATGACGCCGACCAGGACGGCCGGCCCGGGCGGCGTGATCCACAACGAGGCCGCCGACTGGGTGCCGCTGTCCCTGCCGCGCGACTTCACCCTGACCGTGAGCCGGTACGTGCTCGGCGAGACCTACGCCCAGTTCAGCGTGCTGGTGGAGATCCGGCCGGTGGGCGGATCGGTGCAGTCCAGCGGCGTGATCCAGGTGACCGCGGTGGCCGCCGTCGGAAGCTCCGACGGGCCCGTGCTGCAGTGAGTAGGGGCGCGCGGATCACGGGTCCGCGCGTCTGTCAATACTGAGCGCTGCGAATACAGCGCGGCGGCCCAGATCCGGAACCTCTGCCTCGGGGAATTGGCCCCGAACCGAGGCAGAGGATATGCACCGCATCGACGGGCCGGGCGCGACGTCCGGCAACCTGTTCACCGAAGGCGACCCGGTACTCGGCGTCCCGGCCACCACGGTCACCGGCGCCTGGCTCAACGCGGTCCAGGAGGAGATCGCGCACGTCATCGAGGCGGCGGGGATTCCGCTCAGCAAGCCGGACAACACCCAGCTCCACGCCGCCATCCTCGCGCTGATCGCCGCGAACCAGGAGATCGGATTCAAGACCGGCGACGTGAAGCTCACGCTCGCCACGGTCGCGCCCGCGGGCTGGGTGATGTGCAACGACGGCACCATCGGCCCGGCCGGCAGCGGCGCCACGGCGCGCGCCGACGACGACACCGAGGCCCTGTTCAAGCTGATCTGGAACAACGTCGCCGACGGCTTCGCGCCGGTGAGCGGTGGCCGCGGCGCATCGGCGGATGCCGACTGGGCGGCCGGCAAGACCATCGCGCTGACCCGCATGCTCGGCCGAGCGCTGGCCGTGGCCGGCGCCGGCGACGGCCTCAGCTCGCGCGACCTGGGCCAGTACCTCGGCGCCGAGACGCACGTGCTCACCGAGGCCGAGATGCCGGCGCACACGCACGGCCCTGGCACGCTCGGCGGCAACCTCGACAACATCGGCCGCGGCGGTGGTTCCGGCGGCCCGGGCGGTCAGGGTGCTTCGCGCTTCGACGCGATCGTCCCGTTCGCCGTCACCACCGGCGATACCGGCAGCACCGGCGGCGACCAGCCGCACAACAACATGCAGCCGACCGTTTTCCTCAACGCGATGGTGAAACTGTGAGCGCTCGGGAAATAGCGGTCATAGCGCCCAATCGAAGCGCGCCGGTAAAATTGCGGCACGTGGGGGTGCCCGTAAGGGCTGAAGCCGGGGGGCGCTGGCCGCGCCCCCCGGCCCCGAAAAGAGGGCTGGCCGTTGACCGCGAAACTGAAGACCGCGAAGGGGGACTGGTGAAGGCCGAGGCCGTGCAGACCGCTGGCGGAATGGCATCTGCCGCGTTCCTGGCCAGCGGAATGGTGTGGCTCTCTCTGGCCGCCGCGGTGGTGGGCGCCGCCGCCGGCCTCTACCTGGACAACGAGGAGCGGCCCGAGGAGTTCGGGCGCACCCTGATGGCGATCGGCGCCGTCGCGTTCCTCGCGCTGATCCTGTCGTTCATCGCCGAGGCCGTGCTGCGCAACTCGCCGCCGCTGTTCGGCCTGAACCTGAGCGCGGTCCCGCAGTTCGTGTGGGCCGGCCTGTTCGGCGTGTTCGGCAAGCCGATCTACCGCCGCCTGCGCCGCGAGACGGCAGAGCGACGGGCACCGGAGGGCTGAGCCATGCACAGCACCGTGTTCCTGATCGGATGCCTGCTGGCCTGTATCTCGACTCTGGCCGTACTGGCCTGGTCCCCGAAGCCGTGCGGAGCGTGGTGCCATCTCCGGGGCCTCGCCAGGCTGGCGGTGCTGGCCGGCGCCGCATTCGGCGCAGCGCGCGCGGCGAGCGGCTGGACGCCGCCGTGGGACGGCGTGCTGCTGGTCTGGGG